TCTTGCAGTTTCTTGTCGTTTTCACCGGCAAGAAGTTGTTGCATACGCATCTGTTCGGCCTGCACCGCCTGTATCTCACTAGCGCGCTGTCGCTCGAGTTCCTTGAGTTTCAGCCACTGGACGGGATCATCACGTTCTAGCGCGTTCCAATCCAGGTTCGCCGGTTTGTTAGCGGCCTGCATCTGTTGATGGAGTTGTTGCAATACCTCCTGGTATTGCTGGTACGTCTGGCGCATAGCGGCCTCTTGGGCGGGCACATTCTGGAGTTGTTCATCCAGTGTTTGCCGCGCCTCGGCCAACTCCTGCTGCCGTTGTGTGTACGTCGCCTTGCGCTGGTATCCGCTGATGAGTTCGTCGAGCGGAACCTCTGATGTCTCGCCGTCAATTGTGACGGCATACAGAGGCGCATCGCTATCAGATAGTTCATCCGGTTCGACAGCATCCGGCTCATCCACCACCGAGTCATCGGCTAACTCGGCCTCCTGGTGTGCTACATCCGAGGAATCGGTTGAGGGTAGCTCTTCTGACGAAGAATCCTCTCGCGGTAGCTCCTCGGGTCCGGTAAGCATCTGGGTGAACGTGTCTTCAATTTCACCCATAGAGCGTGGGCCGTCCTGCTTGCGTTCGGCCTCGCTCATAGTTCCCGTCCTTTTTTGATCTTATTGCGTGACTGATCTACCGTCCAGTCTGCGACCAATATTCGCAACTCACGCAGTATCTCGTCAAGTGCGCGACTCTTGTGGTAAGCGCCCTCGCGTTCGTCGGCCTGATCGGATTGGGTCAGGTTCCACTGCACAAGGATATTAGTTCTGATGGTATCGACAGCCTCATGGAACACCGGATCGTCCAATATCTCTTGGGCACGGCGTCCTTTCTGTTCGCTGTTCAAGTCCATCACATCCCTTCCTTCAAGCTCGCCTTGATCAACTCAAGATCGACATCATCCTGGAATTTCTGTTCCGCCTGGAACTCTCTGATCGAAAGATCCCCGGCGATCCGCGCGCTTTCGCGTTCGTCAAGCTGCTGCTGTTTCATAGCTGCAAGCTGAATCTTCTGTTCGTCGATAGCGGTGCGCGCCTGGATATCTGCCATCTGCGCCTGCGCCAGCAACTCTTCCGGTGACGGTTTCGGCGGTTCGGGCGGCGGCGGCTCATAGTCGAGCGGCACCTGTTTGAAGAACTGGTTTGAATCGGGATAGCCGCTGATTTCCAGCATCTTAGCGAGCGTGTTCCTGATCTGGCCGAGCCCGACCAGCGGGTTGTTCGGTCCCATCTTCTCCATCGCTTGCGTCTGGCGCGTCACGACATTGTTCAGCACAGCGAGTCGTTCGTCGATCATGCCGACACCGAGCCCGACGTTCACGCTGCAATCCATATTGGAATCCCAGACGCGGGGATCGACGGGCACCCATTCGTCGCGCAATCTCACGATGCGTTCACGGTCTTGATGCGTGATAACGAGTTTGAGTACGCCCTTGAACATGCGCTTGAAGCTGTCAGCGAACAGTCGCGCCATCATCTCCAGATGCTGTTCAGCGCCACGAATTGTGGCGGTCACGGCTGCTCTGGTAGTCGATTGCAGGACATCGGGATCTAGGCCCTGGCTGGCGGCTGTCTGGCCGGTACGCGCTTCCTTCATACTGTCCAGATACTGGATCATCGGGAACGCGTCTTTGCCGAGGAACGGCACATCCAACTGCTGCACCATACCCGGCTGGCGCATTCTGATGATGCTACCGACCTCGGGATTCATCACATCGTCGATATTGACCATGCCCTCGACCACGCCGGTCCTCGGATACAGCGCAAACGATAGCGAGTCGAGCATCCCACGCAGCACGGCACTTTTGATTTTCTGGATGTCTTTCGTCAGATCCGCGATATCGCTGCCGAAAAATACATGCGGTTCCGGGTCGCAAGCGAACATAGCAAATGGGACAGAATCAGCCGGTTCGTTGTTCACCACCTCGTAATTGTTACCGACCGTGCAGACGCGCCTGAGTTCGGCTATGCCGTCGCCGTCGTAGTCGATGTAGCACCACGCTTCGGTATACAGAACGCGCTTGCGTTCATACGCCGATACCGGGCCAGGCACCTCGCTGTCAGCGTAGCGCGCCCAGTATTCATCGCTATCAACGAACGCGAACTCGTCCGACAGATGATCGTCGAGCATCTCGCGGTCGTAGCCTAGCGCGACCAGATCCGAGACAGTCGCCATCGTGCGATGTCCGACGACCATAGCATCGTCGAGCGAGGTAGCCGCAGCGTCCACGAAGAACTCTTCGGGCGGCATAGTCTCGATTTTGACCTGATTGCGTTTGCGACGGCGCTTGATCTCGACATCATAAATCTGCGGCACCGGCTGGCCCTGCGCTTCCATCTGCTGCGCCTGTTCCGGTGGTATACCGGGCGCTGGCCGGCCCTCGACGCTCACCGCTTCGACGCCTTCTTCTTGCAGGATCAGGCCGAGCGCGCCTTCGTCGAGTCCCTCAAATGTATGGGTATGCACTTCGATGCTGTCGTCCCACCACCATTTGACGAAGCCGCCTTTATTCATCAGCGCGTCTTTGAACACGCTATAGAATATCCCTATCGCGTCGTTGTCCTGCTGGATGATGTAGTTCAGATAGTCGGTCGCCTGTTCGGACATCTCGAGATCGTTCGCGTTGCGTGGCACGAACTCGACGACCTTCTCCGAGCCGAAAAACACGCGCATCATAGACGGCAAGATGGCCTGCACCGAATCTCGTACATCGCGGCTGATCACCTGGGACCGGCCATCGACCTCGTTACCGAACGGGTCGCCCCGATAGTATTTGGTCGATTCTGCCCTGATAGGGCTGATATCGTCGTCGATGTACTGGATCGCGTCAGAGATGTAGGAGGAGACTACGGATTGTAGCTCCGCCTCGCTCATCCCCACGCCAGCTTCGGTTTCGGCTTCGTCTATGTATGCCACAGTCTCAGCTTCGCAGAAGAATCCACGCCAAAAAATAGTTTAGGGCACCGTTCGGGCTGTAGGCGCAGCGCGAACCGTAGTGTGTGGTCGTTTAAGAGAGCCCGTAAGGCCACCACCTCACCGGGCTCGCCCCCTAAACCACCCCCACCAAATTCCGTTTAATCTTACTCATGTACCCACCCGCTCGTCCACCCATCGCTGTCCCGGCATCGGACGCAAACGTCAAAACGAACGCATCCGCAGAGTCCGGTGACGCGACACCTCTACGTTTCAGATCGGCTTTCGCTTCTATCTTCACTCTGCCGGTAGATGTATAAGCGTAACGCACGGTAGTCAATTCTGTTTTCAGCAACTCGTCTTTCGGTAGCCGCACATCTCGGCCTTCCAGCCAGCTTTTCGCTTTGTACCAGAGTTCGGCGCGAAGGTTCAGATAATGGTGACCCATCGCCGGACTTTCGCTGACATTGATCGCGTAAGCTGGCAACTCAAGCTCACGCAGTCTGTCGGCCACACCAGCACCCAACCCGATCGCGTCCACGAAAATCTCGGTAGGTTTTTCCAGGCTGGCGTCGTATTCGGCTTTGACCGCGCCCGTGAGTTGCATGGTATCGAGATTGCGCCACAACCTGATCGGTTCAGTGACCGCGTTCCCTTTTCGCTTACAAAGCGCAGATGCATCGGCACCGAACCGTGCGACATCGACGCCCCAGATCGTGGGCCCGAACTTGGTAGGCTCGACATCGCGACTGATCGCGTCAGCGACCAACTCCTGCGGGATCACGGTATCATCATCGCCCCTCGGGAACTCGCCCAGCACACGAACACGGTAGGTATTCGATTCCTCGCCGTAACGTAACCGACATTCTTCGATGTATTCCTGCGATACGCGGCCCGTGTTCTCGCACGATATGTGAAACGTCTTCCAGCGATCAGCGAGCTTATGGAACGTATCGTAGAAATAGCCGGTGCTCCTGATCGGGTTGCCGGCGAGCACCATCGAAGCGTGATGCGCGGACATCGAACCGCCGGCAGCTTCGTAGACAGCTTCCGGTACACCACTCGCTTCGTCGCAGATAAGAAGAACGTGATCGGCGTGTACGCCTTGCAACGCATCGGGCTGTTCGGCCCTGCTCGTTTTCGCCGTTATGAAATTGCGTTCGGGGTCAGCGATCAGTTCGATGCGATCCGATTTGACGTTGAACATCTCACGGAAAGCGGGAGGCGACTGTTTCAGCCAGGACTTCGCTTCGGGCAGCAGCGCGTCATGTAACTGCGCTGACGTAGGTGCGGTGATCACTACCTTCGCATGGTAATGTGTGCCGATCCACCAGAGCGCGAGCCAACTCAGGCAACTCGTTTTGCCGACGCCGTGGCCTGACCTGATGCTGATCCCGCGATTCTCAGCCGCTACCGCAGCCATGACCTCGGCCTGCCAGGGATCAGGCTTCGCGCCCAGCATCTCCTCCACGAACAAAGCCGGGTCCGCGCGCATCTCCTCCTGGCCGGGAAGCGGGACGCCTGTGTTCACCGACGCTTCCGGGGACGCATATGCCTGACGTTCTGGTTCAGCGCCCTGAGATGTTTCTGCGCGAGTTCCTTGCTGCGATGGGCCTTGAACGGCACCCAGCCGGAAGCTCGCTTGATCTCGACCACGTTGCCCTTGAGCCTGTACGGCATCCGCCTACTTCTTCAGCGAAGGGTACTTCTTCTCGACCGCGCGCCTGACCTTCGACTGCTCGCCCTCGGTGCCGTGGGCCGCGACCATCGCGAGCGCCATGCGGGCGTGGCTGATGTCGTTGATCGGATACGCTCGCTGTCGGGGCAACGCGAACGAAGACGCCTTCATGCGCTTGCGTTGCTTGGTCGTGAGCTTCGCCATCAGTGACCCCCTCAGTGAGACGGCGGCAATCGCCATGTACCGCCCGCCAATATTCCGACGAGTTGTCGTACTCGCTGCGGATGGTATCGCCCAGCTCGATCGACTTGCCGCAGTTATGACATGTGCTCAGATATCTCGCCTTCATCCGAAAAACTATCCGCCACAAGGGACCAGAGTCAAATCGCCGTTAAGAACCCACCTCGCCATGCGCCACCACCTCGCTCCAGCGGATGCTAGTCGCGCGCAGCGGCAACGCGAAGTC